CTCGTATGTAGTGACCTGTGGTTCATTCTCCAACTGGGGTGGCATCCCAGTCTACGAATGCAGGTTCATAGCCTACGAGAGGGTAATATTGGTTCCCAGGCCTCGGAAGTCTAAAAGTCGCCAAGACGCTCCGGCACAGTAGTGCTTTCATCAGGTTTCAAGCAAAACCGAGGGGGTTTACGGGTAGCCTCCTTAACGGATCCCGTACTACGGTAAAGGTGGTTAGCCGTAGTGTCGTGTATGACCACCCGGTGATTTCTCTCACAGGGCCTTCGGGCAGATATCGTATGTCCACGACTAAAGGACACTCAAGAATTACAACATGGCAAACCGTGCAGAGGCACTACACCAAGGTGTTCCCAATCTTGAGGGTACTTACCTGGTAGGTACGCGGAGGCCTCCCTTCTTCAAGCGGAAGGAATTCCCTAGGCCCCCGCCCGCAGCGCCCGTTCAGGAGGGCGTCCCTGGACCAGCTGGACCACAGGGCCCTAGGGGCCCAGTCTTGCCGGTGCCGTTTATACCCGCGGTTCCCAGGGGGCGGGCCAGACCAGTCCCGATAGAGGAGATACGCGATGACTCAAATTCCTCAGGGTCTAGCGTCGATTCCGTCACGGGTGCGAGGGAAGCACTTGACGAAGCCGTTCCGGCCTATCTTACGTTGGATGAAGCTCGGCGTAGGTTGGAACGGGAGGAGAATGACCTCCCCGGAAACGAGGGGGTCGGCGAAACCGGAGGCCAGGAGGGTCCGAGGTTTGCCAGACTCCGGAGGCGTGCTGCCTGGGTACATGAGGCGGCAGCGACCTTCCGCGCATGGCGGCCCGACGAGATGATCGAACCTAGAGCTGGTGGTATAAAGTCCTCGCTCCAGAGTTTGAGAGTCTGGTTGGCGGAATTGTACGGAAACGGGGTAGAGCTGATAGCCGGTCAGCGAGTCGAGCTCGGGGTGGGCAACGAGGATGAGTGCAGCAGTGAGGGCTTACGTCGCACCGACGTGCTCTTACAGCTGTCAATGAATGGAGGCGTCGATAGGGTGAACGTCAGCTTGGGGATCCTTTCAAGGTTGGTCTGTTTCTTTACTTTCAGACCAAAGGACAAAAGCACGCTCATGTTGGCTCGGGGTAAGGCAATCCAGTACGCTAAGGAGCTAGGGATGCCGCCCGAACTAACCGCGCAGGTGCTCGCGGGCTCAGTGGCCCTGGGCATTACAAGGACGGTCGATGAGACCGCTACGCGTCGTGCCATTTTGATGAGCACGAATGAAGCATTTGACGAAGAACCCTCCTCCTTCCTCGGCTTGGTGGAGTATCTGTACAGGCCAAGGGCCGTCGAGTATCAGCCTTATGTTGATGCGGCCCCAGAGGACAGACAATACCACGCGCGCCTGCCTTACGTTATCGGGAAGGCTGGAGAATGGTACCTACCGCAGGTTGTGTCTGCCGTAGGGAAATATCTCTGGCAACGAAGCGGGCAGTGAGACACCCGGGGTAAGTGCGGTCTTGGACTCTGTCTAGGGGAGGTTCCTTTGGAGCCAATCCGCGAGGGAGCCGAGCTGGTGCCGCCTAACGAACCAACGGCCATGTCTAGCTGTGAGCCTGCCAAGCGGCGGATGTACTGGCACCACGTGCCCCAAGTTGATGGGGTCTGGGCGCCCGCCGTGCATGCCAACTGCGTTCATAACGAGTTGGCGGGACTTACCTGGCGTACTCTTGGTGAGACGCCGGATGACCCGGGGTCGCCCGAACTCGGTGCGGAGTTTCGGGCGTTTAGGAAGTTGGTACGACGTGCTAACATCCACCGGGTAAGTTATTTTGATGTGATCAAGAGGTACTCTGGGGCAATGAGGGAGAAGTACACCAGAGCCTGGGAATCACTTATCTTGGACCCGGAACTCACGAAAGCTGACTATCGTTTGTCATCCTTTGTGAAGGGCGAGAAAGTTAACCCGCTCAAGCGAGCACCGACCAAGCCAAGGATGATTATGGCTAGGTCGGCTAGGTATAATCTGGAGTTGGCAAGGTACTTGCATCCCGTGGAGGCGTTTCTCTGGAGGGTTTTGGTCAACCAGTGCTCTGGCATGCCTA